CCAGCCACTGTAAAACTTTCATTTACTCTTGATGTTCCAGCTAAAGATTTAGGTAGTGGTGTATATCAACCAGATTTAGATTATGCTGGAAGACTTCAGGCAGATAGTAGATTTCTTTCATCTAATGGTGTAGAGTTTAATTTATTAGATGATGTTGATTTTAAAGTATCGAGTTCATTAGACCCAATGGACGTTACAGCATTAGAACCAGCTTCTGGAAATATTCCTACTAATTTTAGATTAACGAAAACAGGAATTGCAAAATCAGGTATTAGAAAAACACAAACATTTACTTTTGGTAATGCAAAAACATTTGATAGTGTGGTTTTAGCAGAGTCTGATGTTACGGAAATCATATCCATTACAGATTCCAACGGAAACAAATGGTATGAAGTTCCTTTCTTGGCACAAGATACTGTGTTTGAATCAGAAGAGAACACAAGTTTAAATGACCCAAGTTTATCATCTTATAAAAATGATACACCTTATTTATTAAAACTTATCAAAACAGCAAGAAGATTTACAACAAGAGTTCGTGATGATAACAAAACAATAGTAAAATTTGGTAGTGGTATAAGTTCTAATCCAGATGAAGAATTAGTTCCAAATCCTGATAATGTTGGTTCATCATTAGGTTTTGGTGTATCAAGATTAGATGAAAGTTATGACCCAACTAATTTTTTAAAAACACAAACATTTGGTTTAGCACCAAGTAATACCACACTAACTGTAACTTATCGTTTTGGTGGAGCAGTTGAACATAATGTGCCAGTCGGAACAATAAACAGATTAAGAAATATTACACTTTCAAACTCAACAACAGGTTTAGTTTCTGCAACACAATCTACAACTAACGAAAGTTTAAGAGTTGTGAATTTAGAAAGAGCTACTGGTGGTTCATCAACTGAAGAATTACAAGACATAAAATTAAATGCATCAGCTCACTTTAATGCACAGAACAGAGCAGTAACAAGACAAGATTACATTACGAGAGTTTATTCATTACCACAAAAGTATGGTAATGTTGCAAAAGCTTTTATTGTTCAAGATGAACAATTAGAAGAAGAAGGACAATTAGAAGTTATCAATGGTGAAGTAAAAAGAATTAAAGCTGTTGATGTTATTCCTAATCCATTAGCATTGAATATGTATATGTTAGGATATACAGCAGACGGGAAACTAACTCAGTTAAACGAGGCTGTAAAACAAAATGTTAAAACTTATCTTTCTCAATATAGAGTATTGACAGATGCGATAAACTTAAAAGACGCTTACATTGTTAATGTAGGTGTTAGATTTGCAATCACGGTAAAAAGAGGATTTAACAAAAACGAAGTATTGTTCAAAGCTATTCAACAAGTTAAAAAACATTTTGAAACTAAAAAATGGCAAATCAATCAACCAATCGTACTGAGTGATATAGCTTATGTGATTGGATTAGTTGAAGGAGTTGTCACGGTAGTTCCACCACAAGATAATAATCCAAATAAAAATCTTGTAGTTATTGAAAATAAACACAAAGTTGCAGAGGGATATAGTGGAAATATCTACGATACAGATGCAGCTACAAGAGACGGAATCGTCTACACTTCATTAGACCCAAGTATATTTGAGGTTAAATATCCTAATATAGATATTGAAGGTAGAGTAGTAGGAGATAGATAATGCATTATTTTGAATTTAATAAAAGAGATGCAACCATATATTCAGGTGCAACTACATCATCAAGAAACACAGGTTTAGACGAGATATTAGAAATTAATAAAGAAGTTGCAGATAACGGAACGGTTCAAAACATTTCAAGAATATTGATTGACTTTGATTATTCTTATATTTCTCAATCCATACAAAGTGGTAAAATACCAGCTACTGCAAAATATTATTTAAATTTATTTGATGCGACTTCTGATGAAGTTGAAGCAGAACAAAATGTATTTGTTTATATGGTTAGTGGTAGTGCTTGGAAACAAGGAACAGGAAAACTTGACCACAATCCCGTAACACAAGACGGAGTAACTTATCAATACCGTGACCACGAAAACACAACACCTTGGGTAACAGGTTCAGTATTGACTGACGGGGGTGCTTGGTGGACAGGTAGTCAAGGTGGTCAATATAAAGTTAGTTCGTCTTATCAACTTACATTTGACAAAAAAGATTTACGAGTAGATGTTTCAGACTTAGTCAAGAACCATATTTATTCAAGTTCATTATTTCCAAATAGAGGCTTTTTAGTCAAGAGAGAATCACTATACACAGGTTCAAGTGATTTCTCATACAATCCAGGAAGTGATACTACAAAAGATGAGGCAAGTTCTACAAGATTAGGAAACCTAAAATATTTCGGTAGAGAAACTCATACAATCTATCCACCTAAATTAGAAGTAGTATGGGACGATAGTTCTTGGAGTACAGGTAGTTTATCACCATTGACATCAACAAATTTAGAACAATTAAAAGTATATTTTAAAAACCTAAGAGAAGAATATAAAGAAAAGTCAGTAGTAAAATTTAGAGTAGTTGGTAGAGAATTATATCCAACAACTGCATTTGACACTACACCAGCAGAACTTACTGTAAAATACTTACCAAGTGCATCTGCATTCTATGAAGTTAGAGATGCAGAAACCGAAGAGGTAATTGTTCCTTATGGTAGTGGTTCAAAAATTAGTTGTGATTCCACAGGTAATTTCTTTAATATACAAATGGACGGATTTCAATCAGAAAGAAATTATCGTTTTTGTATTAAGGTAGTTAGTGGTAGTGGAACAACAGATGAACAGATAAACTTTTATGATGACGGATATGAATTTAGAGTGGTGAGATAATGCCTTATTTACCTTCACAAGCAAGATTAAAATCAGACGCATACCGAAAAATTCTTGATGCGGATATTATAGAACAAGATGAAATACTTAGAGACTTGATTGCAAAACAACAAGTATCAGGTTCTATCGATGCTAACAATCCCACAAGAGATGAGGACGGATTTTTGGTTTCAATAGAAGACCCAAGAAATCCAGGACAAACTGCAGAGGGTATTACAGAAAGTGTTCGTATTGAAAACAAACAACAATTTTTTAACGACACATACTTAGGAAACATTGACCAAGAATTTAGTCATTTTACACCACCGAGTATTGTTGATGTACCTGACGATGATGACATTGTAGATGCTGTTGAAGAAATAAAAGAAACCGTAGATACAGGACAAATAACAGACCCGTACAGACCAATCATTGTAAAATTTATTGATGAAGTATTAAGAGAAAAAAGCTTAAAATCTTCACAAATAAAATCTTTGGCAAAAGTATTTTATAAGGGGATAAATACTGATGGTATTGAAAGTATTGATGAAAATATATCAAACGAAAAATTAAATGCTTTAATTACAAAAGTCATCGCAGCATATCCACCAGGCAAAAAAGCTTTTACGGCTATTGGGTTTATACGAAACCTAAAATCTTATCGAATAGATTTAAAAATAGCATTAGACCTAAGAGATTATGCAGTTATACTTAGAGATTTTATTTTTAAAAACAAAACACTAAGAAGGTTCTACAAAGAACTTGGACTACCTGAAACCATTACTACACAATCAGGTGGTCAATACAGACTTAATGCACCAATAACACAAGATTCAGTTGCACAAGATGACTTAGAAGAATTAAGAGGTAAAGGATACATAATGTAATGGCAAGAGAGTATGGATTTACACAAAAAGAAAAAGACACTTATTACTTAGGTAAGAGAGTTTATAGTAGTTGGGGTCGTGATGACGACAATGATTATATCGCTGCTTTTGTGTATAGTGTGCCAGAAGATAATTTAATTCAAAGACTTTACATTCCAAGAGAAGATGTTTCTTTTTCTAATGAAGGATTTGTCGATATAAATATAGGACAACATCTAAGAAACTTCGGCTATAATGACGGAGAGTTTAGAGTTGTGTATAAATTTTTAAGACGAGTTGCAGGTGTTGATGCAGAAGTGTTTGTTGATGACGAGGGAAATCAATGGACAGAAGAAGTTGAAACAAAAGAAGTAAATGGAGAATTAAAATATTATACTTCATCACCGCAAGCTGGCATTGATGAACAAGACACCACATTAAAAAAAGAATTATTTATTAAAAACACACAATATTTTATTGACGGAATATCACCTGACAGAACAGAAGTTTTAATTCAAGTAGATGAAAATATTCAGAACGAAGAAATGCGTGAAGACTTTCAAACTATGGGTAAAATAATAGAATACAAATCTATCAAAGATGATGGACAAGGTGGTATTAAATTTGATGATAAAAATCCATACATATTAGAATTTGAAATAGATGAAGAAGATAGAGGATTTACACAAAATATGGTAGGTGGAGAATTAATTATTCCTAATCTATATAAGTTAGATGGATTTGAAGAATTAGATAATGACGACGCAATCGTAGATGAACTTGATGTTCCAGATTGGATGCCGTTCCCTGATGATTCACCACCACCGCCAGATTTACCAGATGAACCATTTGAAGAAATTGAAGTGGAAGTTGGAGACCCATTAAGTCCTGACGGGGGAGCTCGTAGTTGATATATCAAATAGGCGATATAAAAACTGAGTGGGAACATTTTGTATATCCTACTCAACAAAGATTTGAGAAATGGAAAAAAGAATTTTTAACATTACCAAATGTTAATAAGTATAATGTTTGGTTATGTGGTGGTTTTTTAGACGATGATAAATCAACAGATGTTGATATAATTTTAACTAACGAACCAAACTATTCTGAGTTAAAAGAATTACTTATGAAAGGATTTGAACTCGGAATAAAAAATAAAATTTTGGTTGATATACAACACGCTGATAAAGAACCTAAACAATTCTTTGAAGGTAATGTAAAAAAAATTGTATATGGACAAAAAATAATTAAAGGAGATGATGTTTTGGATAATCAAAGTAATAAAGTTTATGATGACTTATATACTTTTACAAAACATTATCCTACTAAAAAAGAGTATAATAGAAAACCAATAAAGATAAACTAATATGCCAGAATATACAGAAAGTCAAAGAAGCTACGAAAGAGCTGAGGGAGAAACACAAGGTCAGGCAGATACTCGTGCAGCTACCGCTGCAACACTTCGAAGATATGGTAATAGAATAAATCTACGAGGTGCAATGAGAAATGCATACATTGAACCACCAGTATCTACGCCCGGTGAACAAGGCCCAAGAGCAATTGGGTTTGTAAGAGATTCATCATATTTCGCAGACCAACCAAGACTTTATCCTGGACTAAGAGCTTTAAAACTTGACAAGAAAAGAGTATTACCGAAGTCTAAGAAAAAGAAATCAGAAAAAATTCTTTCTAAAAAAAGAGCACAAGTCAAGATTAAAAATCAAGATTATAGAGGTAGAATCTTAGAGGTTTTAGATTCAAATAGAATTAGAGTTGCGGTGTCGTATGAGGACGGTGTCAATGTTACTAAACATAAAGGTAGTGATGATAGACGATTAACTTTTCAGTATTGGAGAGTAAATTATGAAAAAACCAATATAGAAAGATTTAAAACTTATATGGTTTGTGATAATGATTATTATCTATTGGTAAATGATAGGCTGAACGCAGATGAAAAATCAAGAGTAGTAAAGTTAAAACAACCACTTCAAGAGAACAAAGAAAATTTAGATAGAGTTTATTTTGTAGAGAAAAGACTACCTGACTATGAAGAAAGAGTAAAGTTAGTTCCATTTGTAGATAGGCCAGATGACGGAATATTTTTAAGAATTCCTAATTTAAATTCAGTAGATAATCCAATTAACTTTCAAGGAACTAATTTTAAAAATCAAAATGATTTATTAGGAAGTGATACACAACTAAACTTTGAATTACAAGAAAAACTTGTATCAGGTAGTTTGTTAGATGTTCAACCAAATATTGATTATCAAAAAACAACAACAGATTTAAAATTTGAATTAGACGATACAGGTTTTGGGAACTATGTAAATTTCTCATCAGCTGAAAGAAGACTTAACAACTTTAAAAGAAAGTTAGAATTGATTGAAAGTCATAATAAATTAAGTCAATCATTAGTATCGGTATCGAGTTCGTTATCTACAATTCAAGAAGAAGAAAACAAAAGACAACGAGTAATTAATTCTTTTGACCCGTTTGAACATTATATGTATTTTGAAAGTTCATCTTTTGTAAGTTCATCGTTAGGATTATTTCACGATACTTCTTGGCCAAAAACAAATTCATCTAAACCATATACATTAGCACATACAACAAGTTCGCAAGCTACGACTTGGTATAACAATATGATATTGAGTGCTTCTACATATGACCAAGGTAATGTAAATTCATTAAGAAACTCATTACCAGAACACATTTATTCTGATACATCAAACAATGTATTTTTAGAATTTATGGATATGGTTGGACAACAATTTGATGAAGTATGGACATATGTAAAATCTATAACTGATGTAAATAAACGAGTAGAAAAAGTATCTGAAGGTATTTCAAAAGATGTAGCTTTACACTTCGCAAGAGCATTAGGATTAGAATTATATTTAGGTAATGATTTGGTTGATTTATCAGAATTTTTACTTGGTAAAAATACAGACGGAACTACTAAAAATGAACAATCATCAGAAGATATATCAGAAGAAATATGGAAAAGAATTTTAGCCAACTTACCTTTCTTTATCAAAGCAAAAGGAACAGAAAGAGCAGTCAAAGGCTTACTAAGTTGTTATGGTATTCCAAGTTCAATATTAAGAGTTCGTGAGTATGGTGGGCCGGATAAAGGAACAAGAGTTAGTTATGAAATTAAAAGAAAATTTACAAGAGCATTAGATTTTAAAGCAGGACAATATATAAAAACACCTTGGAAATCAGTTAGTGATTTATATCCTGATACAATAGAATTTAGATTTAGAACACCTTATAGTGTTGGTTCATCAGGTTCAATGGTATTACTTCAAAAGTCAGGTTCTAATTCTGACGGAAGTTGGGCTATATCATTACAAGACAATGGTTCAACTGACAACTATGGACATCTAAGATTTGCAATAAGTGCATCTGACGGAACTTCCCAATACATTACATCATCATTACAAAAGTTTTACAATGATGATATGTGGAGTGTGATGTTAACAAGAAAATCATCAAGTGGAGTAGAACACGCATCTGAACTTACAACATTTACTTCAAGTTATGAATTAACTACAAAACAATATGACTCAACAAGACAAAAGATTTTATATCAAGATAGTCAAAGTTTAACAATGACACAATCACAATTCAATGGAGCATTTACATCAAGTGGAGATGTTTATTTGGGTGGTAGTGGAACAGGAAACCACGGAACACAATTTAGTGGTTCATTAATGGAATATCGTTTATGGTCAGAACCATTAAGTGCTAGTGTATTTAATAATCACGTTAGAACACCAAAAGCTTATAATGGAAACACCACTGCGTCATCATACGACAATTTATTATTTAGATTACCATTAGATGACGATAGAAATTTACAATCAGCACCAACAGCATCTGAAATATCATACTTGGATAGTTATTCAGGAAACATTAGTGGTAGTAATATAAATGGATTTACAGGAAACTTTTATAGAACATTAGTAGACCAAGAAAAAATTAAAGTTCCAAATGTTGGCCCAAATCGTAGAAATGCAACCAAGATTAGAATAGAAGACAATACATTAAAAGAGGGAACTGCATTATCAACTGATGTTCGTAATGAAGTATCATCACAAGATTTTGCACCAATCGATAGTAATAAGTTAGGAGTTTATTTTTCACCGGTTGATGTTGTTAATGAAGATATTGTTTATAGTATTGCAGATTTAAATATGGACGATTTAATCGGAGACCCAAGAGATGAATTTAAATATTCATATAGAACTTTGGGTAATCTACAAAGAGAATACTTTAAACGATATGAACGCTCAAATGATTTCTTTGATTATTTAAGAATATTAAAATTTTATGACGCGAGTGTATTTACACAAGTTAGACAATTATTACCAGCTCGTGCAAACTCAACATTAGGTGTATTAATTGAACCAAATATTTTAGAAAGAAATAAAGAAGTTTTAGGAAAACAACCAGTATTTGATAATCGTATGTACGCAAATGCACACGACTTTGATGACGGAATTATGGTAACGAGAACCAATACAGAAAATGTTGAATCTAATTTTAGTATGGTTGGTAGTAGTTATGATACATACAACGGAACATTACAATTAGCTCACACAACAGGTAGTGATTTAGGTTTCTTAGGTATGGCATCTAAACTTAGAATTATTGGAGAAAATGATAGAAAATTAGGATACGGAAGAACTTATGTATCAGCTTCAGGTGAAGTATCATTGAAAAACTTTACAGATGCATTTGTTCCAATTATATCAGGTTCAAGATTATCAGAAACAAAACAAATACAAAAACTATTTTTCTCAAATGCATTATCAGCTTCACTTGCGAGAGAAGCTCCAAATCCAAAAGTATATGCTTTGAGTTCTTCATTTGAACAGGCTAGATTTGAAAGTGTAGCTGAATCAAACAATTTATTTAGAAGTTTTTATCAAGGTGTTAAAAATACAAGAGAAACTACATACGATAAAAAAGAACCTATCGAAGTTCAAATTGTATCACCTACAAGAATTGTTACACAAGATAGTGATATTAGTAAATTAAAAACAAAATAGAGGAAAATTTAACTTTCTTATATTTATTAATGAAATAAAAGAATAGTTATATCACTTCCACAGGAGTAAAATAAAATGGGATTTTTAGACAATACAACAATAACAGTAGATGCTATTTTGACTAAAAAAGGTCGAGAACTTTTAGCAAGAGGGCAGAACGAATTTAGAATTACAAAGTTTGCATTAGCAGACGATGAGATTGATTACAATCTTTACGATACATCACACCCAAATGGTTCAAACTTTTATGGGGCAGTGATTGAAAATATGCCTTTATTAGAGGCGTTCGTAGATGAAAATCAATTGATGAGATATAAATTAACAACACTTCCAAAGGAAACTGCAAAACTTCCTATCTTGGAATTACCAAACGAATCATTGACTTTCAATGGGCCTGGTATAACACAAACCATTACACCAAATACTCGTAATGGAGTTGACCAATCTTATATATTTATTTTACAAGATGCATCAATTGCAAATATAACTCAATTGACATCAGCAGGTGGTGGTAGTGTAAATGCAGCAGTTCCACCAAAGAGATTACCTACTGGTGAAATAGAAGACGATTTCTTAGTAAAATCTGGTACAACAACACCAGTATTCTTAAATGAATCAGAAAGAAAACGCTCTATCACTATTACAGGTAAATCAGTAAATGTGATTGCAAGGTCGATAACCACACAAACTTCAACCAATGTTACCGTGATAGGACAAGATACAGGTGCTACCTTTAATCTACCAATCACAGTAAAAGCAGACCCAAGTAAATTATAAGGAGTAAGTAATGTCATTTCAAAGATTTAACAGAGCAGAAGATGTAGTTGAAAATCAAAGAACTACCATTACAAGTGGATTGTGGACTGGTGGTGGAACAAATATCACTTCGTTCTTTACCGCTTCAACACAAGGAGTTCAATCAGCTTCTTATTTAGAAATTTACAACGCAGACCCAGCAACTGATAGTTCAGCTGAAGTTCAGTTTTCTATCGGTTATGGACACATTGCGGGTAGTGGTTCGGTTGGTAATCAATCATCACAAACCACAACAGGTGATAGACAATCAGCAGCTATGTATAGACAATTTAGAAATCTATTATTAGCACCTAACACAGATAAATTTACTTACACTAATTCAGCAACTTCATCAGGAGATAACGACTTTTACTTCGTTAGTTTCCAAAGAAGTCGTATGAGAGAAAAGGTTGACCCAGGTAATTGGGAATTACATTTAGACGGTGGAACTAACAAAATCAAATTAATTGATGATAGTTCAACATCTACAAATGTTACCGTCAATCAAGGTGGTAGGGTATTTAATGTTGTTAGTGGTTCTATCACTAATGGTGTAGAAACAGCTGCAGCTTCAGAAGCTTCACCAGGTTCATATGGATTATTTTATCCTGACTTGGGAATCATCTTATTAAATCCAGATAAATTGGATAAAAAAGTTGCTGACATCACAACAGCAAGAAGTTCAAATACATTTGACTTTAATGGTAAAAAACTTTACAACTCAGTAGTTCAAGGTGCTTACTTCGCAGCTCGTAGAGAAGAAGAAATAAGTTCAACAAATTACTTTTGTAGAGTTGGAAATAGAAAATTTAATTTCAGTGCAAACCCAACATTTGCAACTTCATCAGACGGAAGTTTAACACAACCAACTTTCTTTAAAGACCCACAAACTTTTATTACACAAGTTGGTCTTTATAATGAAGCTAATGAATTATTGGCGATTGCTAAATTATCTAAACCATTATTAAATTCATATTCAAGGGAAGCTATTATTAAAGTGAAACTTGATTTTTAGGACTTTCCAATGTTCAAAAATCTTGACCCATTAGATATATCTAAAAAACCTTTTAAGAGTTTTAAGAACTTTACATTCACTAACAATGATAGTGGTAGTGGTGTATTTTTAGTAAAGGCTCGTAGTGGTTCATTTCAAAGATATGTTAGTGGGTCAGACGCAATTACATCAATCACTTCAGGTTCAACCACAACAAGATACTTTGGACTTCCTACTTGGAATATGATTAACAAAGTATTCTACAAAGATTCAAATAAACCATACAGAACTTTTGGAAACAATAATCCTAATGTAGAACATAGAGAATTACACACAAGTGCAAGTGTCATTAGTGTTGCGAGAGGAATTTATGGAGAACAAATAAAACCAGAATCAGTTGATTTAGACATTACTATCAATGGAAATACCTTTACAATCAAAGATGACGGAGACGGAAATCTATATGATAATGCACATTCTGCAAGTTTCGCAGCATTTAAATCAAGTTCATTTAGTAGAACACCAGTAGCGTCAAACGGAAGTGGTTCAGAAGTGGGAAATGTTTTCTATTCACAAGGTTTAATCGTATTAACTGATACAGGTTCTTATACACAAGATAATACAAGTTATACTTTAAAATATCAAGCACAACAAACTCATTACGAATATGAATATCGAGTAACAGCTAAACCATTTGAGTTTAATGTATCGACAAATATCAGCTTAACACCAGACAGAAGTGGTAGTTTAACACTAAAAGCTGGTACGGTTTCTATGTCTAACTTTTTACCACCAGGTGACCAACCAAGTGGTGAGGGAACAGGTAGTTTCAAAACACAATATAACGCAGCAACACAATCATTGGCATTCGTAACAGGTTCAGATTTCAATCCATATGTAACACAAATAGGATTATATACGGAAGACGGAGATTTGGCAGTGGTTGGAAAACTCGCAAAACCTATCGCTTTATCAGACGAGATATCTACTACATTTGTAGTTCGCTTTGACATATAATATTCATTAATCTTATATTTATTATTGACTAAAACTCAACGGAGAAAACAATGTTTCAGTTTATGAAAA